TCTCAGGCCGGCAACACCTATGACGTGATCCACTACAACCTGACGGACGGGCCGTTGTCCGAGGGATTGCCGACAGGGGCCGCTGGCCTCACCCGCGTGATCATCCCGGGCGGCGGGGAGATCGTCCCGTCAACGGCGAGTTCGTCGGCAAAGGACGGTGGCAAGGAGAGCGTGGCCATCTTCGATGAGCCGCACCTCTACACCACCGCCGAGTTGAGGCGGATGTTTCGGACGGTGGACCGCAACCTACGCAAGCGGCGCGACGCCGAGCCGTGGGCGCTGCTGACGTCCACCATGTACCAGGCCGGCGAAGACTCCACATTGGAGGAGGTCGACCGCCAGGCGCAGGCGATCCGGGAAGGACGCTCCCGCGCCTCGCGGCTGCTGTGGGACCACCGCGAAGCGCCGTCCGATGTGGATCTCACGGACATGACGGCGATGGTCGCCGCCCTGGCCGAGGCTTACGGGCCGGCGGCCGAGTGGATGGACCTAGCCGGCATTGTCGAATCGGAGTTCTGGGATGTCACCAAGAGCGTGGAGGAAAGCCGCAGATACTTCTTCAACCAGCGCGCGGCCTCGGCCTCGGCGTGGGTGTCGGCGCAGGAGTGGGATGCGTGCGGTCTGTCCGATCGGGACGCTGTGGCGCCGGGCGACACGATCGCAATGTTCTTTGACGGCAGTAAGAACGACGACGCGACCGGGCTTGTGGCGGTCCGGATCTCCGACGGCCATCCGGTCGTGCTGCACGTCCAGGAACGGCCCGACGGGCCGGCGGGCAAGGCTTGGGAGGTCAACCGGGCCGAGGCAGACAGGGCGGTCAGGGACGCGTTCGAGCGGTATGACGTAGTGGGTTTCTTCGCCGACGTCCGCGAGTTTGAGAGCTATGTGGACTCGTGGGCGTTGGCGTTCGGTGACCGGCTGCTGATCGAGGCGACCGGCGGCCGCAATCATCACGCGGTCGCGTGGGACATGCGTTCCCGGACGGCGGAGTTCACCGCTGCGGCACAGCGGGCACTGGTCGACATCCGGGACCAGTCCATGACCCACGACGGGGACCGCCGGCTACGGCGGCACGTGCTCAACGCCCGCCGATCCCCGAACCGCTACGGCGTGTCGATCAGCAAGGAAGGCCGCGAGTCCCCGCACAAAATCGACTTGGCCGTCTGTCTGATCGGCGCGCGGCACGCCCGCCGCTTGGTGCTGTCCTCGGACGGCTGGGCCAAACGCAACCGTAAGCGCGCGGGCAAGCTCCGCGTGTTCACCTGATATCTGTTGTCACGCAAGGGAGGTGAGGCCCTATGGCCGTGCTCTCCCAGCGGGACGCGACCGACGTGGCCGCCCGCGTCATCGCCATGTGGCCCGACCAGGACCGCAACGAACACGTTCACCGCTACGTCAAGGGCGAACACGACTTGCCGTATGCGCCCAAGACGTCCAAGGCGCACTATCTGTGGCTGCTGCGGAAGTCCCGGACCAACTGGTGCCGGTTGCTGCTGGACTTGATGGCGCAAAACCTGTTCGTGGACGGCTACCGCACGACGTCCACACCGGACTCCGCCGAGGGTGCCGCGTGGTCCTACTGGACCGCGAACCGACTGGCACGGCGGCAAACCGGTGTCCACCGCGCCGCCCTGGAGTACGGCTATTCCTTCGCCGCCGTCACCCCGGGCGACACGGCCCCGCTGGTCCGAGGCGCGTCCCCGCGCACCATGACGGCGGTCTACGCCGATGAGTCCACCGACGAATGGCCGGTGTACGCCGTGGCGCGCGGGACGTCGTGGGGGCCGAGCGGCCCGGCGCAGGTCTACCGCCTGTACGACGACACCGCCGTGTACTTCCTCGCCGGGGACCAGCGGACCGGGGAACTGTCCTACGTGGAGACCCGCGAACACGGCTTGGGCGTGTGCCCGGTCGTGCGGTTCACCGACTCCGAGGACTTGGACGGGGAACGGCCGGGGATCGTCGCACCGGTCATCGACATCCAGGACCGTTACAACCTGTCGGTGTTCCACCTGCTGATGTCGCAGGAACACGGCGCGCACCGCCAGCGCTGGGCCGCCGGCCTGGAGCTGGACGACGGGACCGAACCGCCGATCGGCCCGGACCGACTGTTGCACTCGGACAGTCCCGAAACCCGGTTCGGCACGTTCGACGCCACCGACCTAGCGGGCTACGTGGCCGCCCTGGAACAGGTCCTGCGCCACCTCGCGGCGATCACTCAGACCCCGCCGCACGCGCTGATCGGCTCCCTGACCAACCTGTCCGCCGACGCCTTGGACGAAGCGGAGCAGGGTCTACAGCGGCGGGTCGGTGAGAGGCGAACGTCCTATGGGGAGTCCTGGGGTCAGGTGCTGCGGCTGTGCTCGCTGGCGGCCGGCGACACCGCCGGCTGGTCGGACCTGGCCGCCGAGGTGCGTTGGCGCGACACCGGTTCCCGGTCGCTGGCGGCTGTGGTGGACGCCTGGGGCAAGGCCGTGACCATGTTGGGCGTTCCGCAGCGGGCGACGTGGGAGCGGCTGCCCGGCGTCACCGATAACGACGTGAAGCGGTGGGAGGACATGCCGGCCGAGCCGGACGGCAACGCCCTTCTTGCCGATGCCCTCGGCCGCGCCACCCAGGGCGGGTGATCCGGCCGTGGCCGTGGTGATGGCGGAGCGGATCACCGAGGATTACCGGCGGGCACAGGTGAAGGTGGCCGCCGTGACGGTGGCGAACGTGCTTGCGCTGTGGCCGCTGCTGGACCCGTTCCGCCTCGGCGACACTGTGGACGATTGGCTGCGGCAGGTGCTCGGCGTCGTCGACCGCCAGCGCGACCGCTCGACTTCCCTTTCCCAGCAGTACTACCGCGAGTTGCGGACCGTCGAGGTAGGACAACCCGGAGGGCGCCAACAGGCCCCGGCGCCCATGGATCCCAAGTGGACGGATCGAACCGCGGCCAGTGTGCTAGCCACCGGGCCGTCCACCATCAAGACCTTGAGCGGCAACGGAATACCGCCCCAAGTAGCGGCCGACAAGGTGAAGTCCGAGGTAGCCGCAGCGGCGGCCCGGCAGGTGTCCAACGCGGGCCGCTCCGAGGTGGAGCGCACCGCCCGCGCCGACCCTGTGGCGGTCGGGTGGCGCAGACAGACCAGCGCCGACCCGTGTTTCTGGTGCGCCATGTTGGCGTCCCGGCCCGTGTTGTACGACACGCGACAGACCGCGCTGGGTGGGCGGCCCGACGCCTACCACGCCGGATGTATGTGTGTCGCGGTGCCCGTGTTCCGGCATGGGACACCGTTGCCGGACCAAGCGGCCGCGTTCGCCCAGCTGTGGCGGACATCCACGAAAGGCACGGCCGGCACAGCGTCCGTGCGCGCGTTTCGCCGCGCCTACTACGCCCAGCAGAAGGCCGCCCGGCAGGCGGCGGCCCCGACCCTTTCCGAGTGATGGAGGACATTCCCGTGACCGAACCGACCCCGGCCGCCGAGGCGGCCACGACCCCGCCGGCCGCGCCCGCATCCCCGGCCACCCCGCCGCCGACCACCCCGCCGCCGGCTGCCCCGGCCGCCCCGCCGGCCCCGGCCGCTGTGGCCGGCGACCCCGCCGAGCTGACCGCGCGCCTGGCGGCGGTGACGGCCGAGCTGGACCAGGCCCGAACCGCCGCCGCCCGAACCTCCGAGCTGGAGTCCACAACGGAGGGTCTGCGTCGGCAGGCGGCCGAGGCCGAGGCGGCGCTGTCGCGGATGACCGCCGCCCGCGCCGCCGGCCTCCCGGACGAGTTGGCCGACCGGCTACGCGGCGGCACCGCCGAGGAGATGGCGGCCGACGCGGCGGCGCTGGCCGCACTGCTGGGCGGCACCACGCCGACCGGGCCGGCCTCGGCCGCGCCGACCACCGCGCCGGGCCGTCCGGTGGAGACGCTGCGGCCGGCCTCGGCCACCGCTGCCCCGACCACCGACGACACCCCCGAGGCAATCGCCCGCCTGGTCTGGGGCGGCAAGTAACACCCCGCTGTACGTGAACCGGTACGTGAAACCCACCCCGGGATCACGTACCGGTTCGCACCCGATCACGTACCCACCACCGCGCGACGCGGCCCCCGAAACAGGAGGCGTGTCGCGGGGGTCGCCGCGCCCACCCAGTCAGGAGGCGGCCCGACGTGGCCAACGTTTTCCTTACCCCCAAGCAGGTTTCCAGCGCGACCATTGCCGCGTTGGAGTCACAGCAGGTTCTCGGCGCGACCGTGTGGCGCGACGCCGAGGCCGATTTCTCCGGCCAGGTCGGTGACACCGTCACCGTTCGGATCGAAGGAATCGCCGGCGAGGCGCGCACGTTCAACCGCGCGGCCGGTCAGCCCATCGTGATCGACGATCTCCAGGAAACCCCTGTGGACGTCAAGCTGAACAACTACCTGTACAAGGGCGTTGCCCTGCCGGATGAGCAACTGACGCTGGCGGTGAAGGATTTCACCATCCAGGTTGCCACCCCGCAGGCCAAGGCCGTGAGCCGTGGGATCGAGAATCTCATTGCCGGCAACATGAACGCCCTTGTCAGCGGGCTCACGCTCAAGGCCGACGGGTCCGACGTCCACAACGGAATGATCGAGGCCCGTCGCCGGCTGAACAAGGCCGGCGTGCCGTTCGACTCGCGGTACTTCGCGGTGTCGCCCGAGGTGGAGGCGATGCTGCTCAACGACTCCGGTAAGAAGCTGTTGCCGGCCGACGTGTCCGGTTCTCCGCTCGCGTTGCGTGAGGCCGTGATCGGCCGGTTGTACGGCTTCACCGTCGTGCCGTCGAATTTCGTCGCGGCCGGGTCGGCGGTCGCGTACCACACGACCGCTTTCCCCTTGGTCACACGGGCGTTGGTGGTGCCGGCGGGCGCGACGTTCGGGCAGTCCATGACCTACAACGGGTACGCCATGCGGCTTGTGCGGGACTACGACGCGGCTTTCCAGCAGGACCGGTCCGTGGTGTCCACCCTGACCGGTGTGTCCACGACGCAGGATGCCGGGGTGGTGTCCCGCGCGCTGCGGCTGACCACGGCCACGACGTGACCGCGCCGCCGACCGGCGGTGACGGCGGGACGCTGGTGCAGCTGTCCGAATTGGAGAATCGGACCCGTCCGCTTGCGGGCACCCCGGATGAGGGGCGGGCGTGGGCGGCGCTGGCTGACGCCTCGGCGCTGGTGCGCGCCGAGGTGCCGGCCGCGTTGCTCGGTCCGCCGGTCCCGCCGCTGGTGGTCGCTGTGGTCTGCCAGGCCGCCGCCCGCGTGGTGCGCAATCCCGAGGGGTACAGCAGTGAGACGGTCGGGGAGTACTCCTACCGGTACGACACGGACGGCGGCGGCGGGGTCTATCTCACTGACGCCGAGGTGAAGCTGTTGCGGCGGTTCGCCGGCCGCGCTGGTCTCCAGAGCACCCGCACCCCCTACAGCGCCGGGGACCACCCCGGCCCGGACCGGGTGGCGGTGTACTACTCGGACGGGACGGCCGGCTACCCGTTCCCCTGGTGGCCCGAGGGCGGGGACGGCGGGGCCGGCCCGTGAAACTGCCACAGTTGCTGACGGTGGTCACCCCGGCCGAGGTCCCCGACGCCTACGACAACCCGACCCCGGTCCTGGACTACGGGCCAGCGGCCACCCGGCGGAGCCTGTACGGGGCGTTGCAGCCCCGGGGCGACCCCCGCAGCACCGACACCCCGGAACCGAGCCGGCAAGCGGTGGAGGGGCTGTGGTGGCTCTACACCACCGAGCCGATCAGCCCCCGCGACCGGATCGAGTACGGCGGGCGCGTCTATGCCGTGCAGGGGATCCCGCAACAGTGGTCGCCCCGGCCCGGCCACACGCACTACGAAACCACGCTCACGCATGTGGAGGGCTGAACCATGCCATCCGGAAACGTCCGCGTCGTGTTGGACTCGGCGGCGCTGGCCGAGGTGCTACGCGGCCCCGAGGTGCGCGCACTGCTGGACGCCAAAGCCGAGGAAGTGGCGGCCGCCGCCCGCGCCCGAGGCTTGCGCGTGCGGGGCGGTGCGCCCCTGCCGGTCGAGGTGATCCCCGAGGCACCGACCGATCGGGCCGCCGTGTCGGTCGGCATCCCGCACGCGGCCGGGGTCGGGATGGAAGCCCGACACGGCGTGCTGCGCCGCGCGGCCGAGGCCGCCGGCCTGGACGTGATCGGCCTGGACGCCAAGGCCAAGACCAAGGCCAACGCCACGCGGCGGGCCAGGGGTCGCAGCCGTAAGCGGGGCCGGCGGTGACCGCACCCGTGCCGGTCGACGCGGCCGAGCTGGTGGCCCGCGCGCTGCGGGCCGCCATCGCCGGCCTGGACGATCCCGTGGCCGCCGGCCTCAAGATCTCCACCCAGGTTGGCCGAGGCCGTGACGGTGGCCCACCGTCCCGGCCGTGGCTGCTGGTCGCCGAAGACGCCCACAGCTGGCGGTGGCCGGCCGTGCAGTCGGCCACCATCCGACTGACCGCCTGGCACCACACCGAGCACGACGCCAAGCGCGTCGCCGGCCTGGTGCTCGGCGCGCTGTGCGACCGGGCCACCGCCGCCGCCACGCCGGGGCTGCTGCTGGCCGAACCGGACTCGGCCCCGCTGTCCGACGTGGACCCCTACACCGGGGAGCCGCTGGCGTTCGCCACCGCCGTGGTGACGATCCGCACCCCCATTCGTTCCTGACCGCATTCCTTCACCGCGACGCGCGGCCCCCGACACCGGAGGTTGACGCGCGGGGGCCGCCTCGCCCACACGAGAGGCCCCATCCCATGACGATCAACTCCACTTTGGTCCGGGTGCCCGGCACCGGGGAGATCTCCGTTGCGCCGCCAGGCACACCGGAACCCACCGACCCCGCGACCGCGCTGACCGCGCCGTGGGTCGGGTTGGGACTGTCCACCGATGACGGGGTGACGATCTCCCGCAAGGTGGAGCGGGAGGGAACGTCTCATTGGCAGACGCTCACCCCGGCCCGCTACCTGTACAAGTCCCTCGAAATGACGGTGAAGTCGACCCTTCAGGAGTCCAAGGGCGACGTGCTGTCCGTCTATTTCGGAGGCATGACGTTCGCGGAGACGACGCAGGGATCCAAGAAGTACCGGGCCGAAATCTCCAGCATCCCCAAGGGGGACGTGCGGGCGCTGTGCGTGGACTGGACCGACCAGATCAGCGCCGCCGAGATCTACCACCACCGCCTGTACATCGCCCGCGCCGAGGTGTCCGAGACCGAGGACTCCCAGTGGTCGCGGACGCAGGAAGCCCAGTGGGGATTGACTTTCTCGGCCCTGGCGCCTGCCGGATCGTCCACTGTGCTCGCTGTCTGGCTGACCGACGATCCGGCAGTGATCGCCGGTGCCGCCGCCTCGCTGGCCGCCGACACCGCCAGCACGCCGAGCGGGGGCCGGTCGTGACCGCAGGCATCCCCAACGCGGACGTGCGGCGGGAGCTGGCCCGCGTCGCCGAGGTGATCGAGGCCGCGTTGGAGCACCACCGCGCCGCCGACACCGTCGCCGCCACACGGGCACTCGGCCCCATCAAACCCGCCCCGCTGACCATCCGCCTGGACTTCGCCGCCAAGGGGCTACGGCACCTGTTGGCCCACGACTACCCCGACCCGCAGGACCGACCGACCCGAGGAGACCTGTCATGACCGCCCGCCAGCGCGCCGAGGCCACCAAGACCAAACCCGCCAAGGAAACCCCGGGCGTGACGGTGTCGTGGCGCGGCACCACCTACACCCTGCCCACCGCCGATGACTTCCCGCTGGACGCGTTGGAGGCCGAGGAGAACGGCAAGACCCTGACCGCGCTGCGGCTGATCCTGGGCGACGAGCAGTACGCCACCTGGCGGGCGGATGCCCGCACGGCCGGCGACGCCGAGGAGTTCTCCACGCACATCATGCGGGAGCTGGGCGCGGGAAACCGCTAGCGGTCGCCGCGCTGCTGTCCACAGACGACACCGCCGAGGCGCTAGAGACGGATCTCTTGCGCTGCTACGGAATCGACCTGTTGGACTTCTACCGTGGCGACCTGAGTTTCCGCCGGCTGTGCGCGCTGGTGCGGCACCTGCCCGAGGGATCGGCGGTGTGGCGGGTGCTCAACCCGGACGCCGGGTGGACCCGCGCCGAGGCGCTGACCGCTGCGGTAGAGCGGCGGGTGACCGCGTTGTGGGCGGCGGTCACCGCCGCGCTCGGCGGCACCGTCGACCCGAAAACCCTTGAGCCACCGTGGAATCAGTCCACACAGGACGCCCCGCGGAATGACCGTCGTGAAGGCGGTGAGACAGAAACCCTTCCGTTGCGCGACATCGCGCGCTTGATGCGTGAGGGGGTGTGACCAATGGCGACTGTCGGCCACGCCTATCTCAAGCTCTTGCCCACTGTGGTGGGGTTGCTGGAGGACTTGCGCGCCAAGGTCCGCGACGCGCAAGACGCGGCCCCGACCCTGATCGTGCCGGCAACGGTCGACTTCGCCGAGCTGCGCCGCCAGCTGTCCGAGGCGCAGAGCAACGCCCCGACGATCACGATCGGGACGAAGGTCAGCGCCGCCCAGCTCCGCAGAAGCGTTGCGGACGCGGCGAAAGAGGACGGCGGCCTGTCCGTCACCCTCACGGCCGAGGCCGACACGCTCAAGGCCAAAGAGGACATAGAACGGGTTCGACGCGAGGAGAACGGCAAGACCGTCCGCCTGGACGTCACGGTGGCCGGCGGCCTGGCCGCCGCTGTGCGGGCGCTGGCCGAGGTCAGCTCGGCCACCGACCGGGCCGGCATCTCGTTCGCCACCATGACGCTATCGGTCGGCGCGGCGGTGCTGCGTTACGGGGCGATGGCGGCGGCCGCCGGGCAAGCAATCCAGGTGCTCGGCGGCCTCGGCGCGGCGGCCGGCACCGCCTCCGGTGCGCTGCTGCTGATGCCCGCCGCCGGCCTGGCGGCCGCCTCGGCGGTCGTCACGCTCAAGATCGGCGTGCAGGGCTTTGCCGACGCCATCAAGGAAACCGACCCGACCAAGCTGGCCGCCGACATGGCCGGCCTGGCCCCGGCGGCACAGTCCACAGTGGTCGCCGTTCGGTCGCTGCAACCGGCGTTCGACGGGTTGCGGCTGGACGTGCAACAGGCCCTGTTCCGGGGACTGTCCACCGAGGTCACTTCCTTGGGCCGCCAGTACCTCCCCGTTCTGCGGGACGGGTTGGGCGGCATCGCCGGATCGTTGAACACCACGGCCGGCCGCCTGGCGGTGTTCCTGTCCTCGGCGCGCACGGCCGGGGACCTGTCGACCGTCTTCACCAACAGCGCCTCGGCGGTGCGGATCCTCGGCGGCGCACTGGTGCCGGTCGTGACCGCGCTGCGGGACGTGGCCGCCGTCGGCGCGACGTTCCTGCCGCAACTGGCGCAGCAGGCGACCAACGTGGCGGTGCGGTTCGGCGCTTTTGTTGAGCAGGCACGACAAAGCGGCCAACTTGCTACATGGATCGGCAACGCGCTGGGCGTGATCGGCCAACTGATCGACCTGGTCCGCAACCTCGGCGGGATCGTCGGCGCGGTGTTCTCCGCCATGCAGCAGGCGGGAACCACCTCGCTCGGGGTGCTGGTGTCGCTGACTGCGAACCTGAACACGTTCCTGCACAGCACCGCCGGCAACACCGCCCTACTTCAGATCTTCGGCGGCCTGTCCTCGGCGGCCGCCGGCCTCGGTCCGATCCTGGACGCGTTGGGCCGCACGGTCGTCACGAGCATTGCCCCCGCCATCGCGTTGTTGGGTCCACAGATCCGCGACGCGTTGACGTTGGCGGCCAACGGCTTCGCCCCACTGGGCGGGATCCTGGCGGCCGTCGCGCCGTTACTCGGGACGGCGGCGCAGGCCACCGCCTCGATTCTGGTTCCGGCACTGTCGGCGGTGCAACCCGTTGTGGCGGCGCTGGTTCCACCGCTCCAGGCCGTGGCCGAGCTGCTGGGGTCGACGCTGGCCAACGCCATCGCTGGCAGCGTCGGCCCCGGGCTGCTGGCGCTGGCCCGCGCGGCCGCGCCGCTGATCAGTCAGTTCGGGACGATCCTGGTCAACGCACTTGGCCTTGCGGCGCAATGGTTTGGCCAGCTGGCAACCGGGGCGGCCGGCCTGTTGCCCGTGTTCGGCGGCGCGCTGCTGGGCGTGCTGTCCTCGGCGCTGTCCGCGTTCTCGGCCCTGGGCGGCGCGGTCGGTACCGTGCTGCTGGCCACTCTTCAGGCGCTGCAACCGCTTCTGCCTGTGGTGACCTCGGCCGTTGGCCAGCTGGCCGGCGTGATCGGCACCGCCCTTGCCGCCGCGACACCAACTCTTGTCCAGGTCGGACAGCAACTCGCCGCCGCCGCCGGGGTCATCCTGTCCGGGCTGCTCCCGGTCGTCCCCCCGCTGGCCGCCGCCGTGCTCGGCCTGGTCGGCGCTGCGGTCGGCCTGCTGCCTCCCTTGCTACAGCTGGTGTCCGCGCTGCTGCCCGGGGCCGTCGCCCTGGTCGCCGCGCTGGTGCCCGTGGTGATCCAGGCGGCCGGCGTGCTGACCGCCGTCGTTCAGGCCGCGACTCCGCTGGTTGTGTTGCTGGCCAACGAGTTGAGCCCCCAGATTCAGGCGTTCGGTCTGATCGTGTCGGACGTGTTCGCGGCCGTGGCTGCGGTCGTGTCCGGTGCCCTGGAGATCGTCAAGGGCGTGATACACCTCGCCCTCGCGGTGATCACCGGCGACTGGTCCGGAGCCTGGCGCGCACTCGGGGAGATCGTCCACGGTGCCGTGAGCGCCCTGACCGGAGTCCTGTCGGCCGGCCTGGACATCGTGCTCAACCTGATCCGTGGGCTGGCCTCGCTGGTCCTGTCGGCCGCCGCCGGCCTGCCCGGCACGCTGGTTCAGGCCGGGCGCGACCTGATCAACGGGTTGGTGCGCGGCATCGAGTCCGGTTTCCAATGGGTCAAAGACAAGTTGCACGAGCTGACCAACTGGATTTCCCAATGGAAGGGACCTCCCGCGCGGGACGCTGTTCTGTTGACCGCTAACGGGCGTCTGATCATACGGTCGCTTGTGGACGGACTGGACGATGGTACCCCGGCGGTCCGGGACTACCTGAACGATCTCACCCGATCGATACCAGTTCAGGTGTCGGCATCGTTGCGCCGCAACGGAACCCAACAGTCCGCAGTGGACGCGACGGCTGTGGCGCCGGGCGTCCCTCGGCTAACCGCGGGCACGCCTCAGTCCATGAAGGACATGGCCGATTTCATCGACGTCGTAAGAGATTTGGCGTCGCGGCCGGTCGTGGTGCAAGTGGACTCCACCGAGATTGCCCGCGCCTCGGCGCAAGGCGCGCGGCAACTGTCCAGGAGGTGACGCCATGGTGTCGCTATGGATCGGTCCGCCCGGCGGACTCAGGGAAATCCCCGACGCGGCAACCGACTATGACCGCAGCGTGGACCTCGGCGCGGCCGAGTTCACCGCCCTTGGGGGCGGGGTGACCGTCACCTACCGGGCCACCCCGCCCCGCCGGCTGTCCCTGTCCTGGACGGGGCTTGTCGACGGTGACGCGCGGTGGCTGGAATCGCTGGCGCTGCGGGTCGGTGGCCCCGCAGCGCTGGCGGTGTTCGACCCCACCGCCGTGAACATGCTCGGCCCCGTCCAGGCCGCCGGCAACGGCCCCGCCTCGGCGTGGCAACTGGCCGGGTCCGGGAGCCTCGGTCACACCGGGCCGGCGGTCACCGTCACCGGCACCAAGAGCGGTTCGGCGCTGCGCTGGGCACACCCCTACTGGCCCGGGTTCCCTGTGCTCCCGGGGGCGCTGGTGGCGTTCCGTTCCACCCTCGCCCCCGGGCTCGGCACGTGCGTCGTGGACTTCCTGGACGCGACCGGGGCACAGCTGGGGTCGTCCACTGCGGGCGCGACCGTCGCCCAGCTCCCGCCGCCGGCCGCCGTGTTCGTGCGGCCAGCGGTGCTGCTCTCACCGATCACCACCCCTCAACCGATCGGGCCGGCCTGGCTGCGCTGGTCCCTGCCGATCAGCGGCACCGACCCGATCCCGTCCGGGGACGGCTGCCCGGCGATGGCGGTCACCGGCTACACGGACAAACCCGCGTGGCCCTACCGAGACATGTCCCTGAAACTGGTGGAGGTCACCCGTGCAGCAAGCTAACGGCCCCCTCACGTCGTCGCTGGCGGCCGGACAGCGCTCGGTCAGCACAACCACCCGCATGGCGGGCAAGGACGTCACAGGACAAGTCAGCGGGTGGGAGGTGGACCGGTCCTATTCCACTGACCTGCCCGAGGCTATTCGGGCGGTGAACGGGTCGGCCGCCGCGCAACTCAAGCTGAACCTGTCCGGCGACGGCACCGCCACGGCGGCCCAGCTGTATTCGCCGTATGCGCCCAACCTCACGGCCGACATGGCGCGGCCCAAACAGAGCGTCACGCATGGGTGGGGGTTGAACGGGGAGACGCTGCCCGCGTTCCGGGGCACGGTTCGGTCCCGGTCGGCGGACTCGGCGACCGGCGGCGCGGAGCTGGTGGCGTTGGACGGGGCCGAGCGGCTACGCGACGCCGCGCGCTTGCCTTCCACCATCTCGACCTATGACGACCCCATTGCCTCGGGCGTGTGGGTGGTGGACCACCTGTTGCGGCAAGCGGGGATCCACAGCGCGCCGCCGCCGCGTGACGGGTGCATCCTGTACGCGTCCATGCACGGCGGGGTGGTCCCGGACATCGGGTTCTACAACGATCACACCTCCTACGGCTTGACCTACACCCGCGCCGCCGTGCCGTGGGAGATGGCACCGGTACCGGGCTATCTTCCCTATGAGTGCCAATGGATTCCCCGCACTCGCGCCACGGCCCCCAGCCGCTATACCCAGTTTGCGGAGTACTGGGTGGACTCGACACGGATCACCCGTACCGGTGGTGTGGTTTCGCTCGGCCTGTACTACCAGGCCGACGACAAGAAAAACCTGTTGAACCTCAGCGTGGATTTCGCCACAGGCTCGATCACGTTGAACACCACCGCCGATGGGAGCGGGTCCGCCATCACGTTCCACGACACGGGCACGCAAGCCGAGGGCCGTTGGCACATCGGGGTGGAGTGGGGTTTCAACCTCGGCCTCCAGCCCATCGCCACCGTCTACCTGACCGGTCCCGGCAAAGCGAACACTCTCAGAACCGGGCCCATGCAAGCGGTTCCCGACGGCGGAACGCAGCTCTACCGGGTCGAGTTGGTCTCCGCGCTACCGGTGGAGGCCGTCCAGGTCAGCAACTGGTCCGGCGGTGATGACGCGCTGTACGACATGTTCAACCAGGACCAGGCCGTGGTATGGCAACGCGGCGCGGTGTTGGACGACCCGCTGTCCCTGCTGCACGCCATCCCCCCGACACAGGGCAGCGCGTGGGACGTGATCAACGCAGTAGCACAGGCCGAACAGTCCACAGCGGAGTTCGACGAGTTCGGCGTGTTCCGCTACCGCAACAACAAGCGGTTCGCCGAGGCGGACACGCCAGCGCTGACGGTGACCGCGCTGCGGGAGGTTGCGGCGGTCACGGTGGCCGAGGAGATCGACAGCGTCCGCAACGTGATCGACGTCCCGTACTCGGAGTACTTCACCAACGGGCAGTCGTTGCGGTTCACCGATACCGAGGTGCGTCTGATCGAGCCGTTGGGTTCGTTGTCCGTGACGTTCACCTACGACGCGTCCGAGTACGACTCGGTCACCCCGCTGGTCTACGCCGACGCGGACAATGTCCCGTTCGGATCGTCGGTGCGTTTCGCGTACCAGGACAACGGAGCCATCGCGAGGAACGGCGCTGTGGAGGTCACCACCGTGCGAGACGGGAACACGCTCACCCTGACGTTCTTCAACATCTCGGGAAGCCCCGCCTACACGGCGATGCCGGACGGGAGCCCGTCGCTTCAGATCTACTCAGTCGGGCTGTACCAAAACAAGACGTTTGACTACTCGTCCCGTTGGTACGCCGACGATCCCCGCTCCGCGAAGCTGTACGGGGCGCAGGTCTACCAGGTGGCCGCGAGTCCCTGGATCCAACGCGCGGACGTGGCCGACTCCATCGCCGCCTACCTGTTGCAGATGGCGACGTGGCCATTGCCGACGCTCGGCGATGTCGACGTGTTGCCCGATCCCCGTATCCAGCTCGGCGACCTGGTCCGCGTCGTGGACGGCTACGGCGCACCGCTGGACACCCTGGCGTTCGTCGTGGGCATCCGCACGTCCGGCGACTCGGCCGGGCAGGTACGCCAGACGCTCACGCTACGGGCGACCAACTACGCGGCCATACCGACCGACACCGGACTGACCCCCGATCCGCCACTAGACCCCGCAGCGGCGGCAATCCTCGCCGCACAGGGAATCCGCGTGCCATAAGCCGAGGGGGTGTCCCGTGGAACTGGCCGACGTCGGCGGCCTCGGCATCGCCGGCGCTCTTGTCCTGGTCGTCGCCTACCTATTGACCGCCCTGCACAAACTCCTTGCCGTCAATCGAGACGACCGCTCCGACTACCTCACTGCGCTGTCCACACGGGACCGCGCCCACTCTGCGGAACTGGCCGCCGCACGCGCCAACCACGACGCCGAGCTAGCCGCGCTGCGGGTGCGGCTTGGCGCGTTGGAAGCGCGCATCGCCGAGCTTGAGTCCGAGTTGGACGCCGAGCGGGAGCGCCGCCGCGCCGCCGAGGACCAGGCCGCCGCCGCGCGCCGCCGCCGCCTCTAACCACCTTTCACCCATCACGGGCCGTCCCACGCCGGGGCGGCCCGTTTGTCATGCACACCAGGGAGAACCGTTGACTGACTACGGCATTGACATTTCGTCCTACCAGGGCACCGCCATCGATTGGGCGGCTGTCCGGGGCAACAATATCTCGTTCGTGTCGGTGAAGCTGACCGAGTCCACCGACTACGTCAACCCTGCCGCACCGTCGCAGGTGGACGGCGCGCGGTCGGTCGGCATCGCCGTGGGTGGCTACCACTTCGCGCGGCCGGGCTCGATTCCCGACCAGGCCAACCACTTCGCCGACCAGCTGTCCGCCCGAGGGCTGCTCTCACCGGGGTCGCTGTGGCCCATGCTCGATATGGAAGACCCGAACATTGGCGATGCCAACGCGTTCATTGACGCGTTCATCGACTCGCTACGGGCGCGGGTCGGCGGGGTCGGGGTGCTGGTGTACGCCAACCTTGACTGGTACCAGCACCGCCTCACCCCGGACCGCTGGGCCGGCGACAACGTGGGGCTGTGGTGCGCACAGTGGAACGGCGACCCCGGCACCGTCACGGGCTACGCCCATCCCAAGCTGGTCCTGCACCAACACACCGACAAGGGCACCGTGCCCGGGTTCGGCGGACTGGTCGACCGGGACGCCACCGTGCCCGGCGCCCAACTGTCTACTGTGGTCATTGGCGGCACGATTCCCCCGCCTCCCAGCAATCCCACCCCGCCGCCGGCCGGCCCGACGTGGGTGCCCTACACCATCCGGTCCGGCGACACCCT